CTATTTCCAATTAATAATAAGCAAGTAGCAGGCAGCTCCTACACTAAGCCCCCACACCACCGCCCGCACCCGCTCGGCGGGCCAGCCCAGCCGCGCCGCCACCCATTGCAGGGCGCGGTCGCTGGCCGCCGTGCGCCCGACGGCGAAAGGGCGGTCGCCGGCGGCCAGGTTCAGCACGGGGTCGAAGAGCAGCAGGCGGGCTAGTCCCGCTATGATGCCGTGAGTTATGACATAATGCGGGGCCAGACATAGCACAACTACCAACGGCAGGAAGTAGAGCAGCGTCAGAAGCCAGTGCAGCGCGAAGGCCTGGCGCTTCGCCTCGGCCCCCGGTGGCGTGCGTCGGATGGCGCTCATCAACCAACCTTGTCCCCAAGCCATTAACAGTACAGCCACAGGCCAGTATAGATAAGTTATCATAGCAATGCTTTTCGAGCTTTAGCGGCAGCTTTAGTTGCCTTGCGGCACGTTTTGCAGATTCTGCCAGATTTGACCAGGTATGTATTTTCAGGCGTGTACTCGTGGCCTTTGGCGCAGTGTGTCCATTCGTCGCGGCCGTTTCGATGGCGCCCCTTAGCCATTTTGTCGGCCACGTTATCAGCATTGGTGCCTTGGAAAAGGTGGGCGGGGTTAACACATTTTGGGTTGTCGCATTGATGACAAACCTGTAGCGCCTCATCGATGCCACCATTTGCCCATTCATAAGAAAGCCGATGCGCCTTCATGTTTTCATTGGCAAGGAGGAAGCAGCCGTAGCCCCACTCATTAACTCCGGCTGTCCACTCCCAGCACGCACCAGCCGGGCCTAGGCCCAGCGTTTTGTCAACCTTCTCCCAGAATCGTTCCTGCACCATTTTCTTTGGCAACGGCCCTCGGCTACGTCGTAGATTATGACAGATGCGGCAATTGCGTTTGCCGCCCTGCACCATTGTATTCACGGCCGTGAATTCGTGGCCATGAATACAATGCGTTTTGAGTGCGTTCTTCATTGCTTGGCGACTATTTGCGCACGAGACGAGCAAGAAAATCTACTTCGTAAGGCTTGCCAAAGACCGGCGTAGTGAGGTAGCTATCGCCTAGATTGCGCTCGATGCCTTTGCCAAATGAGCCACCGTCCAACGCCTTGCTGTTACCCTGCCAGGATACCGAGTAGGTGAAGCAGCTATTGGTATTGCGCGAATAGCGGAAGATAAATTGCTTCCCCTGCACCCGAGCCCCGCCATCGGCATCACACTTGCCTTTTAGGATGGTTTTTACCTTGGTTAGGTCAGTGGTGCCGAAGGTGGCTTTCAGGTCAGCTTTGATGGCGGCTTGTAGTTGGGCGGTGGTGCAGGTTGTCATGGCGATGTGATTTTGTTTGTGATTTTAACGTCACAAATATAATACAGGTCTCGCCTTTATCAAGTATTTTTAATGTGATTTAAAAATAATTTTTAATCACAATGTAAATGGGTCTGGCATACCTTTGTGCCATGACAGAACCTATTAAGAGAGGCAAGGGGCGGCCTGCCGTTGCTGAGGCCAACAAGAAGCGAAACCGCGCCATCTCCCTCACAGATGCTGAATATGAGCGACTGGTGCAGCTTGCTGTGGAGGCGGGCGAACCTGGTCCTAGCTCTTTTCTAGTTAAGAAGCTCAAGCTCTCTTAGCATGAGCAGGCCCTGGGCCCAGGCCATCAGCAGCACGGCGGCCGGCCAGTAGAGGGTGGCCAGCACTAGGCTTGTGGCTTTTTACGGCCAGCGGCCCAGATGAGCAGGCAGGCCAGCGAAATGACACCGTACACTACCACGGCCCATGGCGCGACGAAACGGTAAATGGGGTACGACATGCCGACCCAGACGAGAAATGCAACTACGAGGTACTTCATGGCAGAAAAGATTTTAATTGTGAAAAATGAAAACTGATAAGAGCAGCCCCACCACCACGCCGGCGGCCCCCGCTTTGTAGGTGCGGCCGTCGAGCAGCCAGGGCGGGCGCGGCGGGCTAGCCAGCACCACCCTGGCAGCGGCCCGCATGCGGTCGGCGTCGGCTTCGGCCGTGGTACGGGCCGCCTGGCAGCGCCTGAACTCGGCATCGAGCGCGGCTAGCTCCTGTTTGGCCAGCGCGGCCTGGTGGCGCAGGTCAGCCTGCACCGCATCGCCGGCGGGCACTAGCTCCAGCGCCCGGCGCCCGGCCTGGTAGGAAGCCGAGTCGAGGCCGATGAGGCGCTCGCGCACCACGTCGCCGGGCAGCAACTGCACCGCGATGGGCACGGGCTGAAGCGGCTTAATGGCTTGGGCGGTAGCGGGGCGGCACAGCAGGCAGCTGAGGCAGAGCAGCAGGGAACAGAGCGCGGAGCGAGTCATAGCGTTGTTGGTTGAGGCGGCCGGCCCGCACGGCTTCCCGGTGCTGGCCGGCCAAACTGAAAAAGGTGCTATCAAAGTGGTGCTGGTGGCGAGGCTCGGCCGTGACCCGGGCGGCGGCGGCTTGCTCGCTGGCCTGCACGGCCTTGGCGGCCCGGCGGTGGGCTAGCCAGGTGCTGGCGTAGTCGCTGGCCTGCGTGAGCAGCAGCACGGCGAAAATGATGGCCAGCGCGAAGGCTAGCCAGCGCCACTTGCTGGTGAGAAAGGAGGCGAACAGATTCATTTATGAGAGAATCTTTTTGGTGGGCGGGGAGGGCTGGCTAAGCGTTCTAGCTCTTGATTCTTAGCTTGAAGCAGCGTAGAGAGGTGAAACGCGAGCAGGCCCAGCAGCGCGAAGGCTAATAGTGTATATGCGAGCAGCATATCAGTAATTCCAGTTGCTGAGCGCATCAATGGCGCCGATGGGGTACAAGCTGCGCTTCAGGCCGGCCGCCGTGCCGGTGCCCTCATTGCCAGCCCACGTCCATACCGAGCGGGGCGCGCGGCCGGCGCGCACCGGCCGGCCCAACTCAGCCACGGCCGCCACGTGGTGAATGCCGCGGCCGTAGTCGAAGCCAGCCTTCAGCGCCACGGCTATGCTGTCGATGGAGCCCCGGCCGGTTTTGCGGTCCCACAGCGTGCGGGCGGCGTCTGGCCCTTTGAGTGGAAACCACGCGGCCGCCGCGCCCTGCATGCCATTGCGCGGAATCGGCAGCCCGCAGCTGCGGTTGGCCGCGGCCTGGGTGAAGCCGCACCACTCCGGCCGCTGGGCGGGCACCCCGCCGCCGGCCTTGATAATGGCATCGACGAGCGGGCCCCGGTTCTTGGCGTTGGTTTCACGGGCGGCCTGGTGCTGCTCCAGATATTTGAGGGTGCAGGCGCCGGCTTGGGCCTGACGGGTGCGCGGTGTGGGCTGGGCTTGTGCCAGGTGACATAGCATAGCTAGCACCTGACATAGTATAAGTAGCTTCCTCATACCACAAGTGCCGCAAACACCGCCGCGCCCACGGCCCGAATGACAATGACGAGTTGCAGGCGGCCGTACACGGCGAAGCGCTGCTCATCGGTTAGCGCCAGAAACTCGCGGCTGTAGCGCGTCTTGGCCCAGCGCGTGGGCGCCGGGTGGGTAAGGTGCTGCACCGTCCAGGTCAGCAGCACGAGCAGCAGGTACATGCCGGCGAAGGCAATAAACTTGCTGGCCACCGTAGCCGAGGGCACCCAGCCACTGGCCTGCTGGCCGGCGGCGATTTCGGCGCTGCTGGCGGCCGGGCCGGCGGCAGGCACGACGTGGTAGAACTTAGCGATGAGTCCGGGCGCGTAGGCCGCGCCGGCGAGCATGGCCAGGCCGAGGGCGGCGAACAGGAAAAAGGGAGTGAGCTTGCGCAGCATACAGAAAAAAGGGAAAGGGTGAAAAACTTACTTGCTCTGCCGCTCCAGCAGGCGGTCGAGCTTGTTGCTGATATTGTTGTAGCCCTCCACGACGTGGCGCAACTCGGCCTTGACGCCGGCCATGTCCTCGCGCATGCGGCCTACTTCGCCTAGCTGATGCTCGATGGCCTGGCAGCGCTGGTGCAGAGTATCGGCGAGTTTCTCCACCGACTGCTGAAAGCCAGCCAAGCGGGTTTCGTGGTTGGCGTCGCTGACTTCGAGCTTGTGCAGGCGCGCCTCCACGGCGGCGCGGTCGGCGCGGCTGGGCACGAAGAAGATGTTGTAAGCCGCCATGCAGGTGGCCAGCGAGAGCGAGAGCAGGGCGATGAGTTGGGGCGTGAGCACGGTGAAAAGGCGCTATAAATCAGGAGATAGCCGGATAGCTGGCCAGCAGGTAGCTTTCGGTGCGGGTGCGGTCCACGTCGGAGAGGTCGGTGAGGTACACGTAGCAGGCGCTGATGAGGCCCTGCCAGTCGTAGGTGGAGCTGCTGGGCTCACCGCCGAGCATGAAGTCGTCCGACCACGGCCGATTACCCAGCTCCCCACTCGACTCGATGGCGGCCAGCTGGCCGTTGAGGTAGAACACCACGCCGCCGTGGGCGAACTTGATGGTGAGCAGCAGGGTGCGGCCATTGTCGAGCACCGTTTTATCGACCACATTGACAAAGCCGGGGTTGTAGGTGTTGGCCGTCACTCCGCCGTTGTACATGTAGTTCTTGCCCGTGTAGCCCGCCCAGGTGCGGGTGCCGTCGCCGGCCGTGATGATGGAGCACATCATGCGCAGGTCCTCGATGCTCGGCACCTTGCTTACCACTACGAACACCGTGGCCACCGAGGCCGTGGAGAGGCCCGGCAGGGTGTAGAGCTGCTTGGCGCTGGCCAGCGGCGTCTCGCGCGCCAGGGTGTAGCCCGGCGTGGGGGCTAGCCCGTAGGCGCTGTAGCTGGGGCTGGCGCCCAGCAGCACGCCGCCGCTCGTGAGCAGGTTGGCGCCCGCGCGTCGTAGGAGTAAGCTCATGGCTAGCCTTTGGGGTAGCGGCACCACACCAAGCCGCCGGCCGCGCCGCGCTCGAATTGGTAGCCATAGTTGGCGGTTGTAAAGCGCTGGCTGGGCAGGCTGCCGTCGGGCTGTGCGCCCTGTAGCTCGCCGCCGCCGAAGGTGCCCCCGGCCACCGCGTCGCGCACGGCCTGCGGCACGTTGTAGACATCGACCACGGGCGGCGACACATCGCCCGCCGCATCGGGCCCGACGTTGAACACGCTCTTGACCGTGCCCGCTCCGCCGCCCCCGGCCTTGTGCTCCACGAGCGTGATGCCGGGGCTCACGTAGCCGTAATCGTAGGGCTCAAACAGGTGCACCGTGCCCGTGCCCAGCAGGCTCACGTAGGAGCCCCGCAGGGCAACGGCGCCCCCCGCCAGTTCGAGCGGCACCGAGCACTGGCCATCAAACAGCGGGAGCAGGCCGGGCGCGGTGTTGGTGTTGCCGGTGGCCAGCAGCTTGAGCTTGCTGCCCCGCGTGCCGGGCACCGGGAAAATAAAGAAGTTCTTGAACAGCAGCGAGCCCAGGTCGCTGCCCGGCAAGCTCAGCACCACGTTGTCGCCCAGCTCCAGGGTGGCGCCGGCGCCATCGACGTAGCTGGCCCAGCCGGGGTTTTGGGGGTCGTTGCTGGCGTTCAGCGTCACCGTGGCCACGTTGAAGCGCATGAACGTCTTGGGGCGCGTGTCAGCCAGGGCCTCGCCCAGCGTCGCAAAGCCGGCCACGTCGCCGCTTTCGAGGTAGGCCATCGCCGGGCTGGCCTGCACGCCCAGCGTGGCCAGTTGCAGCGCGTGCTGCTGCTGCACGGTGTAGCTGGCCACGGGCGTCGTGGTGCGGGCCACTATGTCCACGGTCACCACCGCGAGCTTGCCATCGGCCGTGCGCAGGATACCGTTCGGGCTGAGCGTGTTGAGGTCCAGCGCCACCACGTACACAGTGCTGGCACTACTGGCGCCGTTCCAAAGGCCCGTAATGTCGTAGCGCACGCCAGGCGATAGCGCCTCCTCTTGGCCTATAATGCTTTGGCGTATACCCGGTAATTCGGCGGCAACAGGCGTGTCAAGCTTGGTGCCCAGGAAGGCGTTGATTTGCGCGTCGGTGTAGCCGCCGCCGGCGCCGCCAACCACCTTCACGAACTTGCTCGGGTTGCGGGCGCCGCTGAAATTGCCATCGACGTAGGCTAGCCCAGCCGGCGTGGGACTCGGGTCGTACACGCACTCCAAATCCTGCTGGCGAAAGTCCTCGCTGTCATCTTCCCGGTAGAACTCAATGCGGGCCCGCGTAAGCGCGCAGCAGGTGGCGTAGTCGATGTCCGTCTCAAAGCAGGCGCCGCCGGCCGGGTCGGCATCGCGGTCTACGGCCCGGTAGAAACGAAACTCCTTCAGCAGGCTCTTGGCCGAGTTGGCGCTTTTGAGGCCCAGGAACTCGGTGAGCTGTTCGGCTGTGAGCTTCTTATTGACGTAGGCCCCCACCACGGGCCCCGCCAGCACCTCGACCTCAAACAGCCCGCCCGGTAATTCAGTGGCTGGCGAGAGGACGTTCAGTAAGTCAGAGATGTATTTGCCTTTAGCCATGCCCCGAAGTTCCGGCCGGCCCTTAGCCAGCCGGGAACGTGGGCGGGGAAAAGCGGGGAAACGGACTAGTGGCGCACCCGCACGTAGCCGTCGTGGGTCATGCGCACGTAGGGCGTGAACTTGCCCGGGGCGTACTCATACACCTCGTGGGTAATGCGCACGCCGTCGGGCAGCTCGTCGAGCGGGTCGGGCGCGTCGGCGCCGGGGCCGACCTCCACAAGGCTGACTTCGGTTTGGGCTAGCCGCAGGTTCCAGCTGGTACTGGCGACTCCGAAGCGCCGGCCGCGCACGTCGTACGGCGTATCGACGCTATCGAGCAGCCGCGGGCCAGTGTGGGCGTGGTGACTGATGATACCAGTGAGCAGGCGGCTGGGGCCTTCGCGCAGGGCTAGGGCGTCGTACACGCTGTTCTCAAAAAGCGGGGCGGGCCGCAGGTCAATGGCGCGGGCCCACGCCGTGCTGGGGGTGCCATCGGCCAGGGCCACGGCCCGGCTGAAGGCGAAGCGGTTTCCCTCGAACAGCCCAGCCTCGATGGGAATGTCGGGGTGGTAGACGTCGAGCACTTCGGTGGACCGCACGGTGCCGGCGCGGCCCTCGGCGCGGAAATTATCCTGCCCGTCCCAGGTGGTTTGGCGCGGGCGCAGCTCGATGCCGATGCTCGTGACCAAGGCCTGCGCATTGGGGGCTGCGAAGTTGAGCGGCTCCCAATTGAGGTCGGGAATGTCGGCCCTGTCGGTAAGCAGCCAGTTGGTATCGCTGCCGCTGGCTGGCAGTGGTGGCACGGGGTTGAACATATCCCGCAGGGCCTTGTAAAACAGCGGGCCACTCGTGACGTAGTTGCCCGCCGTGAAATTGGCCTTTTCTGCCCATGGCCGGGTGCCGAGCGGCAGCCCGCCGGGCTCGACGACGGGCGCGAACAGGGCGCGCTTGGCCTGGAAGTACACACGCTGGCCCGCCGGGGCATCCTGGTACACCACGTCGCCCGCGGCATAGGAGCTCAGCAATCCGTACACCTTGCTCTCAACGTAGTCGCCCGTGCCCACCCGGGTGAAGGCCAGCGGCGCCGCGGGCAGCACGTGCAGTACGGTGAGCCGGGCCCCGGTGGGCACAGCCGGTAGCGGCAGGGTAATGACCGTAGGCTTATCGGTGGCTTTCTTGGCCAGCGGCAAGGTGAACACCAAAGGGGCGAGCAGCCGCTGGCCATCGATGGCCACGGCCACGGTAAGAGTGGCGCTCACCGCCGCGTCGGCCGTGGCCGCCCCGGTGGGCAGGTAGCGAGTGGGCAGCCAGCGGGCGGTTACGGTCAGAAAAGCCGGGCACGACTCGGGTAGGGGCACGAGCGGCAGGGCCGGGCTCACGAGGTAGCGCGTGTCGCCAGCCTGCGCCAGCGGCCACTGGGTGCTGTAGTCAGTGCTTTTCTCGCCGCCCTCGCGCAGCACGAGCGGAAAGCCTTCATCTGTACCAGGCTGCCAGCCGGCGATGGGGCGCAGGCGGGCCCCGTTTTCCAGCCAGGCGTACTTGTCGGAAAATACCTCGCCGGCCGCGAATGCGTTTTTTAGCCAACCGGCATCGGTAGCGCCCACGAGCGATTTCCAGCCCGGCCGCACCTGCTGCTGCTGCGCGGCCTTGAGCCAGCCCCACACCGTACCGGGCTTGCTGAGCGGGGCGATGAGGCCGCTGGGCGCCACGGCCAGCAGCTTGCCCGCGGGCGTGCCGGCGGGGCGGTAGGCCCGGCCGGGGGCATCGGCCAGCACCTCCAAAAAGCTGCGCACCTGCCACGAGCCTTCGCGCTGGCAGAGGGTGCCGCCCATGGTCTGGGCCAGGGCCTGCACCACGGTATGCAGGTCGCGGGGCTCATCTTTCTCGCTGTCGTAGTAGCCGTTGCGCTCGGTGGTGGCCGCCAGCTCGGGCGCGTCGTCGTCGCTCATCTCGGTGCTGCGGCGGTTGACCAGGCAGTGCACGGGCAAACTCACGTCGCAGCGGCTGAGCGCGTGCAGCAGCGTGTTGAGCAGCGGTCGCCGGCCTTGCAGGCGCTGAAACTCGTGGCTGAGAAAGTCCACGTCCTTCAGGCCGGCTAGCCCGTCGGTGGCCGTGAGCGAAATGGGCAGCAGGCCACTGAGCAGCGGCGCGGTGTAGATGTCGGGCAGCACGTAGCCGCGAAACTGCAAGCGGCCGGCGCTGTACACGTCGCAGCGGCAGGCGCGGTCATCGTTCACCACGACTTCCTCCAGTGTGCCGGGGAGCACGCGCAGGCTCAGCTCGCAGCTGGTGCCCACGATGGCCGGCACGTCGCCCTGGCCCCCAAGGCTGCCGTTGAGCCCGTCGGTTTGCAGCACCACCGGCGCGCTGCCGTTGCCCTTGATTTCCTCCACCGGGCCCGCGTAGTCGCGCAGCCACAGCTCCAGGCGCTGCGGCACGCCGCGCGGGTCGGCAAAGTCGCGCTGCCAGCGCAGGCCGTAGCGCAGCTTCAGGGTGAAGGGCACGCGCAGCACGGCGCCGGCCGCGTCGGTGGCCACCACCTCGTGGTCGCCGGCGGCCAGCCCGTCGAAGCTACCGGTGTCGTTGGTGCTGGCGCCCAGAGTGAAGCTCACCGGCAGAGCCGTGGCGTTGACCTCCAGCAGCACCCCGCCGTTTTGCTCGGCGGCACTGTCGGGATGGAATACGATGAGGTTGTCGAGCGTCAGCACCGAGCCGCCGAGCGTATCGTCCTTGAAGTAGACGTCCGGCCCGCCGTAGGTGCTGACGGTGCGAAACGTCACGCCGTCGGGCAGCAGGTAGCCATCAATAAAGTCGCCGGCCGGGCGCTCGTAGCGACTATCGAAGGGATTGTTGTCCTCGTAATTGTAGGTTTCGACAGCCTTGGTAGTAAAATTCCAGATGGACTTGGTGCCGCGCCCGCCGGTGCTGCCGTCGCCGAAGTGCACATCCTGGAGCAACTCGCCGAAGGGCATGCCGTCGGGCGCGCCCAGCTTTACCGGGATGGTCAGGTTCGCCACGCAGCCCTGGGCATCGACCACGCGGGCGTTGTAGGGCTGGCGGGCGGTGTCCATGCCGAACACCTCCAGCGGAATGGCCGATGAGCGCCGGCCGCCGCTGGCCACCACCGTGCCGCTGGCGTCTGTGACCGTGATTTGGTAGGGGGGCACGCCGGCCTGGCCGAATACCTTGACGTAGCCGTCGGGCGCGCCGACCGGGGCCGAGTTGGTGTCCACGGTAATGCGCGCAAATTCGGGCACCGCCAAGGGCAGGGCGATGGTGCAGCCCAGCGCGCCAGCCAGGTTGCGGGTGGCGACCTGGCCGGCGCCGATGTAACGCACTACCCGCACCTTGCCCGCTCGCACGGTCCAGCGGTCTACTTCCGCGTTCAACGCTAGCTCGAACGGGGTGCCGCTGGCCACCGGCGTTTGGGTGTTGTAGAACGTGCGGGCTACTGTGTCCCAGAACTTTTCTAAGCGCAGCAGGGCCAGGCCGGTAGTGTTGGGATTGGGCAGCAGTAAGCGGCGGAGCAGGACATAGGACATTGGCGTATTCGTATCTACTTTGGTGCTATGAAAAACTTGTTACTCAGCTTGCTGCTGCTGCTGATAGGATTTGGCAATGCCTCAGCCCAGTCTGCTTCTTATCCGCTTAAAAAGGCCAGCGTTATTGTGGTGCGCACCGATGACAGCCTAGCAGTTGCTTATAATAAATTAGCTCGGGCTCTGGTAGCAGCTGGGTACGGGATTGAGAAAAGCGATAAAGACATTGCCTATATTCAAACCATCCCACTGGCTACGGCTGAGCGCAAAGCGGTATCAGTTGGAACTCGCATTGCCTTGTTAAGGCAACCTCAATGCACCGCAATTGAAATTCGGGGCACCTATTTCATTGATACTCCGCTCGGCACGCCAATAAAGAATATTGGGCAAGGCGGAAGTGCCACGCAGGCTGCCTGGAATGCGTTGGAGCGGGTTGCCAGGCTTTATCCAGGTGGTATAATCGCCTACCGGGTAGAGCCCTAAACCCGCTTCGCACGGTACTCCATCGTGCGACCCTGGGCCACCATGTCTTTGCCGCGCAGGCGCAATTCTGGAATCTCAATTTTGATGGTTTGCTGGCTGCTGTTCTGGCCGTAGTTAGGCGTGCTCAAGCCTGCCGAACTAGGTGCACTGCTACTCCCGCCGCCTGTAGCGATGCTACTAGCTGCGCCTTTCACAACTCCACCCAAAGCCACGAGCGCAATGCCGCCTGCGATTGCGGCATAGGGGTTGAGGCTTTCGAGCGCCTTCCGGATGCCGAGCACCGCCACCCCCGCCCCAATGGCCAGTTGGCCAAGCTGCACCATCATGCCGCCGAGGGCACCCAGTAGCGCCGCGCCAATGTCATTGAGCCCTGCCGTGCCAGCTAACATGCCGCTGATAGCCTCGCCGATGCCTGTAGCAGCATTTTGAAAACCTTGCGACAGCACGTCGCCGATGCCTGAGCTTATTTGCTCACCAACCTGCTGCGCCTGCACCATTGCCTTCGTCGCTTCTCCCAGCGAGGAAACAAAGGCAGATACATCGACTGGCTTCAGCTTGGTAGGCAACGGCAGCGCGTCCGGCGTTTTCAGCTTAAACTCTGGGGTCTCGAATAGCTTGTCAGCCCCTTTCAGCTTGCGCAATTCCAGCGTTTCGCTGGCTCCTAGCAGCGTGCTATTGAGGTTGCGCAGGTCGGCCACGAGCGTGCGCACGGCTGAGCTAGCGGGTGAAAAGCCAGCCCCAATCAGTTTTTTGATGCCCGACTCGGTAGCGCTCTGCCGGCTTTGCAGGTAATTATACTGGTCGCCCAGCGCCTGGCTTTCATTGGCCACCGTGCGCAGGCTCTTCTGCACGTCGGCGTAGGCCTTCTGCATTTCTTTCGAGGCCAGTCCAAGCGCATTTAAGCGCGCAATCTGCTCTTCGAGTGACGCTATGAGCTGATTGCTGGCGGCAATCTCCGCCTCGGTGCCAAGGTTCGGCTTCGCGTCTTTCGCAGCCTGAAGCCGCGCCTCTAAGGCGGCTAGCAGGCCGGTTTTGGCTGCGGTGTCATTCAGGCTAGCCCCGAAAAACTTGAGGGCAATGTCGGCCTCGGTCAGGGCCTGGGTGAGTGGCCCACTGATGGTGCTGCCCAGGATGCCGGCCGCCTGCTCAAAGTCTTTGACCTTGGTGCGCTGCTTTTCCAGCTCGTCGCCCACCTGCGCAATGCTTTCGCGCAGATAGCCCAGCTGCTGGGCCCGGAAGTTGCCACTCTCGCCCCGCTGCTGGCTTTCGCGGTTGTAGTCCTGGGCCCGCTGCTGAGCGGCCGCGTAGGCCTGCTGCAACTCCTGCAAGTCACGCCGAGCCTGTGGCAGGCTAGCCAGGGCGATGGACTTGTCAATCTCCTTGAACGCGGCCACCGACTGGCGCGCTTTGCCGGCCGCAATATCAATGAAGTTGCCATACTGGTCGATTTTGGTGCCGGCCTCTGGCATGAGGGCCGTCACCTGCTCCACGACTTTGCGCAGTTCCTCCTGCTCGGCAGCGCTGAGGTTGGTTTTGCTTTTGAGTTCGTCGTAACGGTCGAGCAGCGGCGTGAGGGTGGTGTCGAGTTGGCGCGTGGCCTCGGCCTGTTTGTGGAATGACTCGTAGGCGCGCTGGCTCTCGGTGCTGGCCGCGTAAATGACGGCGCCCAGCGTCAAGCCCACGGCAACGATGGCCCCCATTGGGCTCAGTACCGATGCTAGCGCCCCGCGCAGCACCACCATATTGTTTTGCAGCAGCAACGTGGCGGCCTTTACCTCCACGATGCCGGCGCGAATGGCGGGCAGCGCGGCGCCCAGCGTGCCCAACGCCACAGCCGCCGGCCCTACGGCCGCCGCCAGGCCCGCCAGTACCGTGCCAGTAGCCAGTACCGCGGGGTTGAGTTGGGCGAGCCCCGCCGCTAGTGCCGCCCCGCGCCGCAACAGCCCGTCGAAGAAGGCCAGCAACCCGCTATCGGCTACGGCCTGGGCCAGGCCCTCGGCCGCGCTCTTGAAGGCCTCGAGCCCGCCAGTGAAGCCCTGGTTGAGGATGCTGCCCTGCGCGGCCGCGTTGACCTTGCCGATGCTGACGGCCATCTCGTCAAACCCCTCGCTGCCAGCCTTGGCCAGCAGCAGGGCCGTACGGATAGAATCTGCCCCGAAAATCTGGGTGCCAAACGTATTCTTGGCCTGGTCCGAGAGGCCCGCAAATGACTTTTGCAGCTGCCCGGCAATGTCGCGTAGGGGCAGCAACTTGCCGCCGGCGTCGAAGAAATTGAGGCCCAGCGTTTTCATTGCCTGCTCGGCCTCTTTACTCTGCGGCACGAGGCGCTGCAAGAACGTTTTGAAGCTGGTGCCCGCGTCCGAGCCCGACGAGAAGCCGCTGCTCGTCAGGCTGAGCGCCGTGTTGAAGTCCTCGAAGCTGGCGCCGAGCTGGCCGGCCACGGCCCCGGCCTGGCCCAGGGCCTGGCGATAGTCGTCGATGCTGAACTTGCTGGCGATGGTGGCGCCCGTGATGTTGCTCACGAGGCCCGCCGCATCCTGGGCGCTCTTACCGAAGTTGTTCATCACGTCGGTGGTGATGTCGGCGGCCGTGGCCAGCTGGGCACCCGTGGCCGTGGCCAGGGCCGTGGTAGCGTCCACGGCCCCGCCCAGAATGTCGCGGGTGCTGGCCCCGTTCTTGGCCAGGTTCTCCAAAGCCTGCGCGGCCTGCACGCTACTGAATTGCAGTTTCGGGTCAAGGGCAATGCCCTGCGCCTTCTCGCGCAGGGCCTGCAACTCGGCGCCGCTGGCCTGGGTGGCGGCCTGCACCCGGTTGAAGGCGGCCTGAAAGTCGCCCCCCACCTTGAGGCTCGCCGCCGAGAGGGCGGCCACCGGCAGGGTCACGTACTGGGTGAGGCTGGTGCCCACGTCCTTGAGCCCCTCGCTGAACTTGACGAGGCCCGAGAGCTCGCGCCGGGCCTGGGCCATCGCGGCGCGAAAGCCCGAGATTTCGGCACCTAGAACGACACTTACGGAGGCAAGAATATCAGCCATTTAAAACAAGTCTTTATCAAGGGCCGCCACGCGGGCAAATTCGGCTTCTACTTCGGCGGCGCTTAGCACCTGGGGCACTTCGGGCAGGGGGTCGCCGTAGAGCCACGTTACTTCTTCGGGCGCCAGCGCGGGCTCGCCCTCGGCCCGGTTGACGTTCAGTAGGATGGTGGCCAGCAGCCGCATCGGCTTCACCTTGGCGGCGTGGCGGCGGTGGTAGCCGCGGCAGCGGCGGTCAAACTCCGAGAGGGTCATTTCCCAGAACTCGGCCGCCGACAGGGCTAGCTCGCCGAAGGCAAAGTCAAGGTGCTGGTCCCATTCGTGGGCAGCGCTGAGGTAGACGGGCCGGATTGGGGGGCTACCTTCGCCAGCAGGGCCCCCATCAGAGGGCCCACCGACAGCGTTTCTTTCAGCGCATCAGCCAGCTCGTCGTTTTCGGCCGGGCTCAGCCCGTCAATCAGCTCGCCAGCATCGTCCTGGCTGAAGGTTTCGCAGCCCGGCACGTAGCGCTTCACGGCGCAGGCCACCAGCGCCGTGGCGGCCTCGTTGAAATCGGTACTCAGTAAGGCGGCAAATTCGCTCGTGCCCAGGCCCGTGAGCTTGGTTACGTCGCGCATGACGTTCATGCCGAAGCGCAGCAGATGGGGGGCGCCGGCAATCGTAATGGTGGCCTCGCCGCGGGCGGTATTGGAAATGGTGGGGGCGTTCATGTGTTGAGAAGAAAGAAAGGAAGAAAAACTAGCCACACCCACAAAGCCCAGCCGGAAGCCGGCCGGGTTTTGTGGACATGAAACACTTAGGTAACGACGGTGAGCGGGCCGGTGCCTTGCAGCGAGAGCGCGCCGGTAGCCGGGCCCTTGAGCTGGCCCTTGAGCCCGTTTTTGGTGATGAAGCACTGGCCCTGGTAGCGCGTGTCGCCGAGCGAAAAGCGCATGGTCAGGATTTCCTGGTCGATTTGGTACTGCACGAACTCGGCCACCGACACGTTGGCATCGACGTCGGGTGCGTCGATTTCGCGGGCCGTGAGGTTGGCCGTGGCGCTCCAGTCATTCTGACCAGGTACGAACTCTTTCCAGCCCGCCGAGTCGGAGCAGGTAGCCTCGTCGGATTCGGTGTTGATGTCGAGGCCGACGTCGCCTACGCAGCCCACCCGTACGGGGCTGCTGGCGCCGGGCTTGGTCACGTAAAAGGCTACGTCGCGCCCTTTAATTGGGGTTTTTGCCATTGTTTTTACAGAAAAAAGGTGAGGTTGAGTTAGGCGGCTAGCCCGTCGAGCAGATAGTCCTGCGTGCGCAGAAAGCAGAGCGCGTTATCCTGAAAGCTTTCCTGATAGGTATCGAAGGCGACGTGCACCGCTCCCACGTCCTGGCCGTGCAAGGCCTTGCGGCAGGCGGCGTGCAGCTGGCCGATTTGCGGGTAGGCTTTGGCGAACAGGCTCAGCTGCACCCGGGCGTCGTCGTCGAGGTCGCAGACCATCGTACTGTGGCCCTGGCCGCTCACCACCTGGTAGGTGGCGTAGGGATAGGGCGTGTTCTGCGGGGCGCGCAGCGGGTAGATGCGCCCGCCCAGCAGCGTCACCACGGCGGCGTTGGCTTGCAAAAGCGTGTTGATGATTTCGCCGGGCTCCACTATTCTTTACAATCTAGATATTAGCTCCAAATATTACCGACATGCACATCGTGTAGTTAAACACGAGGACTGAATGAGAGATAGGCTCTGGAAACTGGAATCGCAGCTTGGCCTGTCGCATAGCTTCTTCTAATGCGCGCTGGCTAGCCAGAGGCCCGCAAGACTCCACCTGTACTTCAATTGCAAAGTATTCGCGGTATTTCATTACTTGAAAACTGATTTAAACTCGGACACTATAATTTCCCGCAAGCCCTCCTCGGCTAGCTCAATCACCTGCGGCAGCGTCGCATCGGCGGCCGGGCGCATGAACGGCTGGGCCGCGATGCCCGGGTGCTGCACCTCGGGGGCGTAGGTGCCGGCGAAGTGCAGCAGCCCGCCGGCGGCCTTGGCCCGAATGACGTGCGGCGCCGTGCCATACTCCCGCAGGTGCGCGTGGTGGCCCTTGTAGCCGTTGCCGCGCCGCGGGCCAATCGAGATGCCGCCCAGCTTGCGGTTGTTAAGCACGCCGATGCTGCGGGTGGTTTCGCCCGTCACATCGGCGTTGCTGCTGAGCTGTTTGGCGCGCTTGACGAGCGGCTTTGCCGCTTTGTTGAGCACCTGGTTGACCGCCTTGGGCCCGAGCTTGGGGCCCAGGCCGGCCAGCACGGCGTCGAGGTCGTCGAACCCCTGGAAGCTGATACCGGATTGATTACCCACGGCGGTAGGTCGTTAAGAGCAGCCCCGCCTGGCGACCGATTTCCTGCACACCCGTGATGGCGTACACGGCCCCGTTGTAGACGAGCTGCCAGGTGGGCGTCACGTCGGCCCGGTAGCGCAGCTGCCAGGTGCTTTGCTGCACGGCCGTGAGCTGGTTGGCCTCCACTACCTCCGTGCCAGGGCCCGGCTTCTGCTCGGCCCACACCTCGGCCACGTCGCTGAACAGCACCTGCTGGCCCGCGCCGCCAAACTGATTGGCGGGCGCGGGCTGGGGCGCTTGCAGCATAACGAGGCGGTTGAAGTTGCCGAAATTCATAGCGTAGGGACTCGTATCAGATTCATGAGGCTCGCCGTGCCCAGCGGCAACTCAGTCAGGTTCACGCCCACAAAGACGCTGGCGCGGTTCTCGTACAAGTGGCCCAGCGTAAGCAGCAGCCAGGCCTTGCCCACGGCCTGCTCGTCCTGCGTCAGCACCACCTCGTCGAGGTAGGCCCCGGTGTCAGGGTCGGTGGGCTCAGCTTCTTTCGGCCAGCGCCGCTTGCTTTCCTTGTTGAAGGCGCCCACGGCGGCCGGCAGGTAGATGTCCACGAGCAGGCTGTCCTCTTCGGTAGCCGAGGGCGATAGCTTGAGGTGGGCCTTTACCTGGGCCAGGGTGAGCGGGGCGGGCATGGCGGGCTAGCGGGTTTCGTCGGTTTTGGTCACGGCCTGGCAATAGCCATCGGCTACTAGCTTGGTCGCCTTGTCCTTGGGCAGCTCGCCCGTTTCGCCAGCGTGGTACGCGTAGGCCTGGTGCGACTTAATAAACTTGACCTGCGTACCAACAGCGGCTTCGCTAGCGGCACCCTTATCGGCCGCGGCTTTTTCTGCGGCAGCTTTTTCTGCGGCAGCTTTTTCTTGAGCAGTCATAAGAAGTAGAAATGAGTGGGTAAAACCATGCGCCCGGCCAGCGCCAGCCGGCCGGGCTACTCGGGTGGCCTAGTTGTTGGCGCCCAGCACGTCCTTCATGGCGGCGAAGCTCTTGGCGCGGGCCACGAGCACGTCGGCGAAGGTTTTGACGTGCATGCGAATCATGCCGTTCTTGGCCTGGGTGTAGGGGTCGGGCAGGATTTCGATGCCGGCCCACATGCCCATGTACAGGTCGTTCCAGTTGCCGAAAACCAGGGGCGAGCACGTGCTCGCCGAGCCCTTTTGCAAGGTGTTGGGCAGGATGTTGCTCACGCCCGCCTTGTAGCCCGAGAGGCTGTCGGCCTGGTCGCCCCAGACGAAGATGCCCGAGCCGGCATCCTTCTTGGTGAGCTGGAGCTGGGTGCGCACGCTCGTGTTGGTGGCCCAACCCAGCGAGCCCAGCAGGGCGTTGTTGACGTCCACGGCGCCGATGAGCTTCTTCACGTGCTCGAACGTGGGCTGGGCCCCATTGGCGCCACCGACCACCGAGCCGATGCCGGTGGTGTTGAGCACGCCCGTGGGCTCCTCGCCCGAACCCGAACCCATCAGGCCGGCGCGGTCGAGGGCTTCCTGCACGCCGCGAATCATCTGGGCCCGCAGGCGGGCGTCGATGCTGGGCGAGGTTTGCAGCAGCATGCGCTCCGACACGTCCATGAAGCCGGCCAGGCGCTTGGGCGTCATGCTCAGCTTTTTGAACGTGACCGTGCTTTCCGGCGCGTCGCCGGTTTCCGTCACGAAGCTGGGCGCGAACACGGCATCCTCCACCGGAAAGTCGAGGTTGCCCACTAGGCCCGTCATAAAGTCGGCGCCGAGGCCAGCCAGTACGAGGGCGTTGCGCAGCTGGTCGATGAAGCTGCCCAGGCTCGTGGCGATGGCAGCGCCGCCGGCACTGCCATTGGCGCCACCGGTGGCCGTTACCGAGCGGTGCTCCAGGATGAGGCTGGGAATCATCACGCCCTTGGTGGCGCCCGCAAACTGGGCGTTGGAACGCGCTTCCTTGATGCCTTCCTCGTGCATCTCCTTGTAGAGGCCCGTGAGCGGCGTGTTTTCGTTGGCCGCGCGCACGGCTTCGAGGAAGCTGAACTTGCTCAAATCGCGCTGCTCCGTGTCACTCAGGCCGCTTTCGTGGCGGGTGCCGTGCTCGCCGGCCGAGATGGCGCGCTGCTCGTCGATTTCCTTCTGACGCGCGATTTTCTCATCCAGGGCGCGAATTTCGGCCGTGGTGTCGTCGAAGGTTTTGGCCTCCGCATCCGAGAGGTCCCGCTTCTCGGTGTCGGCCGTGTCGCACAGGACGTTATTGGCCTTGAGCTTGGTAGCGCGTTCCTCCTGAAGCTGTTTGAGTTTTTTAGACATGGGGTAGGTAGCAGAAAAAAAAGGTGAGAAACGGAGATGAAATCAGGCGGCGAGCGCCAGCAGTTGCAGCTGGCGGCGGCGGCTGGCCAGCGTGGGGCCAGGGGCCTGGCTGCGCTGCTGCTGGTAGTCGGTGAGGCTGCGCTGGGCGGCCTCGGTGTCGGCGTAGGCCGGGTCGGTGACGGGGCACACGTCCGAGACGCGGCTGATTTTGCCTACCGTGCGCACGTAGATGCCATCCTCGTCGTAGTCCCAGCTTGCGCCGTTGGGGGCCACGCGAAACGCGAACGAGGAGCCCACCACGTCGCCGCGCTCAATCTTGCGCATCACGCGCACGTGGTCGGGGTCGAGCGGGTCGTAGGTGATGCGGTAGGAAAGCCCGCCGTCGGCGTCGATGGTGAGCTCCAGCGTGCCGGCGCCGGTGGTGCCGAGCACGTAGTTGCGGTCATGGTTGAAAAGGCCTTTCACATCGCTCAAATCGGCGTCTTTCAGCGCGTCTTTGTCAATGATTTCCACGAAACCGCCCAGGTTTTTGCTGCGCACGCCCGTCACGATGGCCTTACCCACGAAGTATTCGGGGGTTTTGGGCTCACCTTCGGCGGCCGCACGGTACTCCAGGCCGACTTTTTGCCCCTCCGCAAAGCGGATTTCAGGGCCGTTTTGGGAGTTATTTAGGGGCGTTTTCATCTGGCTTAGGGTCGGTTTTGCCCGTTTTGGGCGGGTTTTTAAGCAATACTTTCTCGACCAGGGGCGTCGGCACCATGTTGAGCGGCACGTAGCGCTCGTCGCCACCGGGCACGTGGTCGCGGTCCTCCATGTCGGCGATGTCGTTGGCCGACATCAGGCCCACGCCCCAAAGCGTCTTGTAGAAGTTGGAGCGGGCGGCGAAGTCGCCGGCCAGCAGCGGGTCGCGGTCGAACTTGATGCGGTAGCCGGCGCGCTCGTCGAGGCGCAGCAGCTTGCGGCGGCATTCGTGCTCGGTGCGGGCCAGCCAGGGGCCCAGGCAGTCGGTCACGAACTCGATACCCTGGTGCTCGATGTTGTTGTTGGTGCTGCGCTCCAGGATGCCAATTTTGTGAGGCGGTACGCGGAAGCCGCGGGCAATCTCATCGGCCTGAATCTTGCGCGTTTCGATGAACTGGGCATCGGCCGGGGGCATGCCCACGCGCTTATAGGTCAGGCCCTGCTCCAGCACAAGGGGCCGGTGACTGTTTTGCAGCCCAGTGGTTTGTGCTTCAAATTGCTTCTTGAGGCGCTCGGCTACTGGGGCATCAAGCTTGTTGATTGTCTCCAGCACGCCGCCGATGTTGGCGCCATTCTCGTAGAAATTGGAGCCGAACTTCTGGGCCGAGAGGCCGAGGGCGATGTTCTCGCGCATCACGCTCAGCACCGAGCGGCCGGTCACGCCGTTGAAGCCCAGGCCGGGAATGTGCAGCACGTCGGCCGCCGCGCGGGGCCGGGCCTCGCCGCTCACCTGGTACCACAGCTCGCCCTCGAACTCGAAGACGGTGACGTTGCGCGGGTGCACCCAGTGCAGGCCGGTGGGGTTGTAGAGGTTGTCGCGCTCAATCAGGGCGTAGGCGTTGCCCCACAGCGCGCAGGTGGCAATCATCAGCTCCCAGAAGTTGAAAGCCGACTGGCGCGGGTTGGGCTCCAGCGTGAGCAACAGGTACGCCGGGTGCTCGGTGGCCAGACGGTTACGGCCGCGGGTGCTCACATCCACAATCAGCAGCGGCAGCTGGGCCACGCTCTCGGCGATGACGCGCACGCAGGCCCAGACGGCGCTCAGCGTGACGGCGCTTTGCTCACTGACCGTAACAGCACCCGAACCGGCCGCGCCAGTACCACCGTTAGCCAGCCAGGCCAGGAAGGCCGGGTCGGCCTCGCCGTAGCTGCCGCTGCCCACGTGTGTGGCCAGCCCGCCCGCCGGCTGGTTGGGGTCGCCGGCTACGGGCAGCGGCTTGGCTTTGCGGTTGAGGAAGTCGAAGAGGCCCACGGGGTCGGATTAGCTTCATCAAAGCTCCGATGCACCCTAGCCGGGGGCCCTATGCGGGCGGGGAAAAGCGGGGAATGGCTAGTCCCAGCTAAATAAATCGTGGTCTTGGTAAATGTATTCGCTGACGACTTTGCCCGTCATGTAGCCGCCCAGGGCATTGACCAGCGCTGCCATACCATCAATCTTCTCCTTACTCTTGCCCTTGTCTAGCTTGATATTGCCCGCCGGGTCGCGGGCCAGCACCACGTTGCCACACATCCACGCCAGTACTGGGTTGCCGTAGTGGTGCACCTTCGCGTCGGCTACCAGGTTTTCTAGTTCTACCGTAGGGGCAGAGAGTGAAGCGAAGCCCTGCCGCAGTTCCTGCATAGGTACACCCTCTTCAATGAGCTGGCTTACTAGCATAGAAGCATTCCAAGGGTCGTAATCAATCATTTGCACTTGATAGGTGGCGCAGGTGGCCTCAATCTCGCTTTTGATGAAGGCGTAGTCCGTCACGTTACCGGGTGTGGCAATCAAATAGCCCTCATCTACCCACTGACGGTAAGGCACAGCGTCCTTTTTGGTGCGCTCGTCTACCTTATCCTCAGGCACCCAGAACCAGCATCTCACGTCAAATTGCCCACCATCCTTGGGGAAAATCAGCACAAACGACGAGATGTCACGTGTTTTGGCCAAATCCAGCCCGCCCCAGGCCTTGCGGCCCGCCAGCTCACTCGGCGGGGTACCCTGCGCGCCCTGCGCCCATAGCTCGGCCGGCAGCCAAACCTCGGCCGAGTCCGTCCACAAGTTGAGGTGCTTCGTTTTGAAGGGCACCTGTTGGGAGGGTAGGCGCACGGCAGCTTTGTACTGCTCCCGCAAATACTCCAGGCCCAGCGACACACCCAGATTGGGGTTGGCCTTCTGCCAGGTAGTTTCATCCTGCCAGTCGTCGCCCTCATCGAGCGAGTAGATAAGCACGAAATAAGAATCATCGTGGTGCTGGCCTTCCAGCAGGCCGGCCAGTGATTTGCGCAGCTGGGCGCAGGGGCCCAGCCGATTGAAGCCGGCCGTTGTGATGATGCTCAGCAGGGGCTGCGAGCGAGCGCCGGTGGCTGATTTAAGTACCGAGTACAGCCCATCGTCAGGGTGGGCGTGGTACTCGTCGATGTAGATGCCGTGCGGGTTAAGGCCGTCCTCGGTTTTCGAGTCGGCCGCCATCGGCTTCATCGTGCTCAGAGTGCTGGCCACAGAAATGGCATTGCGCTGCACGGCCACCTTTTTGAGTAAGGCCGTAGATTTCTTGGTCATGTTGCGCGCGTCGTCGAACACAATGCGAGCCTGCTCTTTTTTAGTGGCCGCGCAATAGATTTCGGCACCCGCCTCACCATCAAGCACCAGTAACTCCAAGCACACGCCCGAGCCGACCGTGCTTTTGCCATTTTTGCGAGCTACCTCCAGGTAAGACTCCCGGAAGCGCCGGGTACCATCGGCCCGCTTCCAGCCGAAAAGACTGGCAATAAAGAATTGCTGCCAGGGCTCTAGCGTAAGGGGCTGGCCAGCCCAGCGCCCTTTGTTGTGGGTGAGCAAGCTGAAGAACTTGACGCGTATCATAGCAGCCTTTTCGTCGAAACGCAGGCCTCGCTCGTGGCCCGTTTCGAGGTCGCGCAGGTGACGCTCAGCGGCTAGCCAGGTGTAGCGCCCCACCCGTACGGGGAGACTACGCAGTTGCGCGCGCAGCGGCTCCAGCTTGCGCTCCAGAGCGGCTATTTGGGCAGTGTGGTCTTTCTCCTTCTCCTTTTTGAGATTAGCGATACGCAGCACCATCGGGCGCAGCTTCTCCTGCACGGCGGCCTCGGCGCGGCCGGCGGTCGCCACGTCGTGGGCGTATTGGTGCCAGGGGGCGAGGGTGCTCATTCGGGCGTAGTAAACTTTTCCAGATGGTCGGTCATGGCTTGCGCGGCCTCCTCTGAGCCAGGCTTGCGCAGGGCTAGACGAATCACATCGCGCATGCTGGCGCGCTTTTCGGGCGACCATTCAGCGAGGGCGCAGGCGTCACAGTAACCACGCTCGCGCACAGCTTTGCGTGGAAAGTGCTGCTGTTGCTGGCATTTAGAGCAAGTAAACACGGGCTGATTTATTTGGTAAAACTTAGATAGTGGGTAAGGGTGCCGTCTGCCGTCTCTTCATAGTCATCGTAATTGACTATGCCGTGCAGTGGGCAATAAATGTCCCCTGTGTCGTACACCACCCAGTGGCTCCCCATTTGGAAGGGATAGGTAAGCTTGAGAATACACAGCGCGGGTAAGGCCGCTTGCGTTTTGAAGCGTAGCAGCCGCTTGGCTGGCTTGTAATGGTAGTACTTCAGCGCCCAGCGTAGCACCTTAGCCGACGTGGCCCAGTCGTGGCAGAATACCGTGAGGCAGGAATTGAGCGACACGCCGACTATCATGGCCACGCAGCACTGGCCGCAGACAGTAGAGTCCTCGGGTTGGAGAATCAGCTTCATCGGGCCTCGTCGATAAGTGCTGCCAGCGGGTCTTTTTCTTCCGTTGCACCCAGCGCCGACACCTTGGATCGGCTGGCTGGCGTCAAGCCAAACTCGGTAAGCATGGACTTGGCCCGACGCCACAAGTCGGCTTCCATAGCGACTTCGGGCCGTGCACGGAACACCTTGCCCCCGTCGCTCAATAGTTCGTAGACACGGCCTCTTTTGGCAATAGTGACCCGCACGCTTACCCACTGTGCGAGCACGTCACAGAGCAGCGTCATGGCGGCCGTGTCACCGTACGAAACAATCTTCATTTGCAGTAATAAACCACCGATTTCCTGCCAGTATTCTTTGGCCATAGGTGTCAGCCAATCAGGCGGTAAGCCTAGTGCAACGTCGGGTATAGGCTCCTGCGAATTAGTGCGACTAGGTTGCAGCGTACCGCGGAGCTTTTTGAGGTGGGTTGGTTTGGGAGGGCGGCCGGCTGCCATATCAGAATTTTCTAAGCGAATTATGCACGCGTGTGTTTGTGACTCTGGACTACGGTCTAGTGATGACGATGCCTGAGGATTTTGACCCCCTACCCCCTATGGGGCATTTGCGGGACTTCTGCGGGCACCAATACCTCCACCTGGCGCACGACCATTAGGATGGGGTCGCCAGTCTTCTGGCAGGTGCCCCAGTGGGTAGCACAAGCCGGCGGGTAAGCGAAGGGCACGAACTCAACGGCTAGGTGGTCGCCACCACAGCGGGCGCAGTGAGTGACTGAGGTAGTGAATCGCTTCATTGTTGATTAGGCTGAATGGTGCGCTCGGTGGCACTCTTGGCCTGGTGGCAGGGGCGGCACAGGCTCTGGTAGTTGCTGCTGTCCCAGAAGTCGCCACCAAGGCGCACGGGCGTGATGTGGTCGCACACCGTGGCGGCCGTGGTACGCCCTGCCTTGGTGCACTCAGCACAGAGCGGGGCTCGGGCTAGCTGGGCAGCGCGGGCGGCCTGCCAGCGGGCGGTGCCATACTCGGCAGAGCGGGCGGCGTGCTGCAGGTATGTGCGCTTCTGAGGCGCGGGCTGCCAAGGCCTACGCTTGCTTGGGGGCAAAGAAGGCATCGGGCAGCATCGGAAAGAAGCCAGGGAATGCGGGGTCGCCGGGCACGAGGCAGAGCGTAAGCGACTCGGCCGCGCCCACTGTGGCAGCGGGTAGCTCCACGTCATGCAGGCGGGGGCGGGTATCGGCGTACCACCGCACGCGGTTGGTAGCGGCGGGGCGCAGGTCGAAGTGCCAGTACGGGTGGCCGGCGCTGGGTGGTAGCAGGTCGGCTGGCTGGTTAGCGCGCAGGCCCAGCGCCCGGGCCAGGGCAGTGGAGAGGTACACGCGGTAGGTGCCGGGCCGCTTGGTAGGGGCAATGCGCAGGCTGGGAAAGAGGCCACGCGGGGGCGGCACGTAGTCGGCTGGATTGTAGGTGGGCAGTATCGTAGGTAGAGACATTTTTGCAGAGGTAGCGCGTGTGCGTAAGATACGAAATGAACTGATAACCTGAGCGATTAGTGCGGACTTGTGATGATGGCAATGGCCTGGTCCACGGTGTAGACGATGTGGTACTTGGAGCCCCGCCAGCTGTCTCGAAACTCGGCCTCGCCGGGGGTGAGCTTGTCCTTCTCGGTGGCTTTTATCTCCATCAGGAAGGTGCGGCCGCGGTAGCCGACGAGCAGGTCGAATGCGTTTTTCAGGACGTGGCAATGCAAAACCGAAGCGCCGATACCGCGCAATGCTCGCACGATATCGGCCTGGTTTGCATCCGCTCGGGATGCCATTCGGAGCATTATGACTTTGGTTTGTGCAGATATTGGCGCAGACTCGACAAAGGCAGCCTACCACTGAATACTCTGCCGGTAGCTACATCTTCCAAAGTGTAGTGCGTAGCGTAGCCCACACCACAATGCTGTCGAACAGAAGCATGCACCTTAAAAAGTTTACCTGGTAAATAAGTTGGAGAGGTAGATTTTGGCTTGCCCTCAAGCAAGGCCCCGATTTTCATGTCGGTATATTCTAGTTTTCTTTTCATGTCCTAAGCAGCGTGACGGGCGCGGTATTCTCGCCCACGGTTTTGGTGACAGGTTTTGCACTGGCGGCTGTTGCCGTAGCGGTAGATGTTCTCCTCGGTGAGCGGGTGACCATGCTTGCACTCGGTTTTCACCGTGTTGCGGTGCCGACCCGCCTCAGCCATGTCGGCCATGTTATCAGCCTGCGTGCCGAGCACGAGGTGGGCGGGGTTGACGCATGCCCGGTTGTGGCAGGTGTGGCGCACCACTTGGCCGTCGGGAATGGGGCCGTGGGCAAGCTTGTAGGCCACACGGTGAGCACCATCCGCCTTGCCTTCATGCCAGGCGCGGCCATAACCCTCTGTGCTTATTTGACGAGTCCAGTTCCAGCAGGTATCGGTCTTTTCTGCCTGCGCCCAAAAGGGGTTTTGAATGTTGATTTCCATGCTATAATTTACGAATTAAAATGCAGATTAACAAGTAATTATAAAACAGTTCTTGAGCTGGTGCAGGTGTAGGACGGTGGCGCCAATAGCCCGCAACGCTTTCACGATTGCGGGCTGGTTGGCATCGACCTTGGCGGCGGTGCGCATTAGGTTCGTTGGCTGGCCAGATTCAGTATCTGAGGCAGCGCATCGGTGAGCGCATCCCGGAAGTCCTCATTGCCGCGCGCCGCGATAAGCAGCGCCTGCACTAGGTGGTCCGGCGTGCCGCAAATGCGGGCGCTGCTGTTGGGGGTATTGCGCGGGTCTACTGTGAGCACGAGCGCAGAGGGCATTAGGTGGTCAGCAACTGTATCCTCGTGGTCATCACACCACTCGCTCAATTCTTGGAAGGCTTCGTTCAGGGCTGCAATAGCTGGTATCATTTGCTTGGGGTGGCCGTAGCCGTTGAGGGTGAAGAAATACACGAGCAGATGCCGCAAGTCCCCTCGCAGTAAGGGGTAGTGCTATCGCGGCGACGAGCGCGGAAAGCATGGGTGCCGGCCAGATTGCAGGTTTTACACACCCGATATGGAGCCCGGCCAGGCCTGTGTCGCAGGACGGTATTCTCAGGCGTGAACTCATGCCCGTGCTTGCAATGCGTTTGCTGCTGCTTGGCCGCCCGACCCTTCTGGGTCATATCCTCGGAGTTCTGTTTTGGAGTGCCCAGGAATAGGTGAGCGGGATTGACGCAAGCCCTGTTGTCGCACTTGTGGCAGACCAATAAGCCGGGTGAGATGGGGCCAATATTCAGTTCATATGAAGCTCTGGGCGCTTTCAGCATCTTGCCATTTAGGTTGATGACGCCGTAGCCGTTGCTTACCAAGCTTTGAGTCCAGACCCAGCAGTCGCCAGCAGGCCCATGCCCATCTGCCTTATCTACTTTGGCCCAGAAACGAGCCTCAAACGTTGCGCTGTTATCCATTTTAGGCTTCTGATTGAGGTGATAATGATTCGCACTGGCCGTTGCAGTAGGGCGCGGGCACTGGGCTGGCCGAGAGCGGAAACTGTGCCTCGGCCTCCGTGGGCACCTCCCACAGCGAGAGCTTGCCCTTGCAGGGGATGGGCGTGGCGAAGGGCTGCACGTGGCTCAGTGCCCACGCTACTCGCCCATTGGAGTAGTCGCCGCAGGCTAGCTCTACCTCACCGAGCACGAGGTTCCACGTCTCATCCATCTTGTGCATCTCATCGACTGAGCACATACCCAGGACGGCGCCGCGCGGGAGCGTGTCGAAGGTGAGATTGTGCTGGGCTAGGATGCTGGAAATGATGGGGTCGGTTTCGCACACCTCGCGGGCCCAGGCCGGCTTACCAGCGCTGGCGGCGATGGCCAGTGGCCCCCGATGCGTGGTACCCCACGAGCGGGTTTCGTACTCTTTGTAGCCCAGCATGATGAGCGTGGCCCATGGCTGGAGTAGGCTAATGGCTTTCATTTGGGGCAGTAGGTTGAGGTTTGGGGTGTAGCATCCTGGGCGGGGTCCATCGGCGGCCAGTGGTGCTGCCAGCAGTGGCCGTACTCGCTGAGCGGCTCGTGGCACTCGGGGCAATGGGTGTCGGGGTTCATAGGCATAAAAGGATGTCTTAACAAAATGCTGATATTGAAGAGCGTAGCGATGGACGGGACGGGAATCGAACCCGCACTGGTGCAAGCACCGATAGATTTAAAGTCTACCTCCTTGGCCTTTTGGATACCCGCCCGCTTTGCTATTTGCCGCTCACCAGCAGCCGGTACGTGTCGAGTTGCAGCCGGCCCAGGTTGATGCCTGTTTGCGTGAGGTTATTGATGGCGTTGGCCTCCTCGACTTTGGCCGTGCCGGCAACCACACGCTCCGTAGTGGCCATCACGAGGCCGAAGAGCTTCTCGAAATTGTCGGCCATGCCCGGGGGCAGGGCCGGCAGTTGCGGCTCGTACCTGATAGTGCCCGGCACCGTGGCCGGCGGCTCCACCTCGTTCCAATCCGCCATTTCCTCCCAGCACTTTTCCACCGAGCACGTGAAGTGGCTCAGGTGCGTGGCGTAGATGACGAGGCTGCCTTTGACTTCGAAGCTGCGAAACTGGTGCAGCGAGGAGTCGGGGCGGTACTTGAACCATTTGTGGATGCGGGGCCCAATGAGGGCGGCGGGCGAATCGTTTTTATGCATGGCGTGAGGGGGTAGTGCGAAGCGCACGTTGTAGCAGCAGTTGGGCGCGCTTCAGGTTGATGAGGGAGGGATGGGCCTGGAAAAGGCGGGCCTGCGCCTGACGTGCAGCTTGGGTGGTGGCGAGGCGGCGGTCGACTAGCGTGGTGGCCACGTAGCGGTCGGATAGGTCACGCCCCCCGCTGGGGCCGCTGACAACTGCCTCGGCCGTAGGCACTAGTTGTAGGTTGTTGAGGGCGTAGTGGCTGCGGTCTGAGTCGCGGTGAATGACCTTGTAGCCGGCGGGCACCGCGCCGTAGGCCTGCTCCCAGAAATGCCGGCCAGCGCGCTTCCACTTGCCGTCTACCTTGACCTGGGCGATGGGCCGCCCGCGCGACTCCCAGACGCGCACCTCCCCGGCGGCCGCTTTGCAGTGGACCGGCACGGGCCGGGGCGTGCCGCGCAGGCGCAGCTCGTCGCGCAGGTAAGCATGCAGGCTGCCGTGCGCCACCCCCAGCTGCCGCGCCTGCGCGGCGATGCTCAGCAGTTGCGTAGCAGGCGTGCGCAGCCATTGCGTGACGGTCGGGGTGCGTAGCCAGGCGATAGGGCTGGTGTCCAGGGGCTTTCCCAGGGTCGGAGTAAGCATCTTGTGTTGGCTAGGCCGCTTGAGGTGGATAGTTGAGAGTTTTGCGCTGGGCACGGGCGGTGGCTTCGGCTTCAGCCAGCTCCAGGCCTGGCCCGCCGCGGCGGTGGTAGTAGCCGAGGAGCGCCTCGAAGCGGGCGCCGTCGGCCTGGCGTAGCTCGCGGCGCACGGCCACGGCCATGCGCTTGCTGTAGGCCTCGGTGCTCATCAGAAGGGCGCGTTGGCGTCGAAGGGAACTTCAGCCAAGGGCGCAGGCTGGCCGAAGTCGCCGGCGGTACCGATGCGCAACCCGGTGGGCTGGTAGTCGGGCACCGTCTCAATGGCGCCCACCACGTGGGGCTCATTCTCCGGCAGGTCGCTGTAGGCCCCGGTGCGCATCACCGACTTCACCAAGGCCGTACCCAGCCCGCCGTTGCGGTGCTTGGCCACGATGAGCTCGGTGAGGTCGGTGGTGGGGTTGCCCATCTCATCTTCCATGATTTTGTAGTACTCCGGCCGGTAAGGGAAAATCACGAGGTCGGCATCTTGCTCGATGGCACCCGACTCGCGCAGGTCGCTGAGCTTGGGCTTGTTGTCACCGCCACGCTTCTCCGTATCACGGCTAAGCTGCGAGAGGGCAATGACGGGAATGTGCAACTCCTTGGCGATGAGCTTGAGTCCGCGGCTGATAGCGCTGATTTCCTGCTCGCGGTTGCCACCCTTGCCGGCGCGCGCGGTGGCCAGTTGGAGGTAGTCCACAGCCAGCCACGTGATGCCGTGCTCCTGCTTGGCCTTGGTGGCCTTGGCCCGCAACTCCTCGATGTTGATGCCGGGCGTATCGTCGAGCACCATGCCCATCTTGCGCAGGGCCGCCCCGCGCACCCGGATGCTCTCTGCTTCCTCCTTGGTGAGACCGATACCACGGGTGAGCTGGTTGGTGGTGTACTCTAGCTCCGTGGCCAGCATCTTGGTCACGAGCTCCTCGCTGCTCATCTCCAGGCTCGAAATCATACCCGGGTAGCCGGCGGCCACCGCCTTGCGGGCCGTGGCCAGCATCAGGCTGGTTTTGCCCATGCCGGGCCGGGCGGCCTCGATGATGAGGTTGCCCGGCTGCCAGCCGCCGGTAATGCGGTCGAGCGCCCACAGACCCGACGGCACCCCGGTAATACCCGACTTGACCTGGCTGGCAGCGATAATCTTATCGACCACGCGGTCGTAGAGCTCGCCCACGAGTTGAGGCCGGCGCACCTGCATCGAGGTGCTCAGGTTGTTAAGGGTAGCGTAGGCATCAGCCAGCAGCGTATCAGCCGGCACCATCGGGTTGCGGGCCTGGGCCAGCAGCTGCACGGCCACGTTCCAGATTTCGCGCTTGGCGTGGTGCTCCAGCAGCATGGCGCAGTGCGTGGGCAGGATGCCGGCGCCGCTCATGTAGCTGGCCAGGCCCGCCACGCCGGCCGGGCCGCCCGCCTCGCTGAGCTTGCCGGCCGCGGCCAGTTGCTGCACGACGGTCAGCGTATCGACGGCCTGGCCGCTGGTGCTCAGCGTGACGATGGCCCGAAACACGTGCTGGTGGGCCGGGATGTAGAAGACGCTGGCATTGGCGCGCAGCAGGGCCAGTACCGTGGGCACGGCCGGCGCTTCGAAGAGCATGGCGCCCAGTACGGCGGCCTCGATGTCGGGCGCGTTGGGCGGGGGCAGCGTTTCGGTGCGGGCCGGCCGCGGCGCCGGTAGGGTGAATTTGGAAGGTTGCATGGCTAGATGATGGGTTGCTGCTGCGCGGTGGCAGCGGTTTTGATATTGAGCTTGGCCTGGGTAGGCGGGGGCAGCGGCTGGCCGGGGCCGGCAGGTCGGGCCTGCACCTGGGCAGCGATGGCGGGCCAGGTGCAGCTGCACCACACGCCGTTGGTGTAGGGGCCATCCGGATGCTGCGGGTCGCCTAGCCAGTCAGCCAGCTTGTGGGCCCGCACCCCGGGCCGCATGTGGCCCGCCTGGTAGCCGGCCACCTGGTTGCGCAACTCGGCGAGCTTGCCCTGCTGGGCTTGGTACTTGGCCAAGGCGTAGAGTCGGCTCCAGCCGGGAAAGCCCTGCTGCTCCGAAAAGCCCCACATTTGGCCCATCTGCGTAGCGAGTGCCTTGACTTCAGTCAGCAGCGCTGCCGGTAGCTCGGCAGCCGCCACGGGCCGGGACTCGGCAGCGTGGGGGGGCTCCGCAACGGGGGGCACTAACTCTGAAATTTTGGCGGGCAGAGGGGCGGCAGTTATTTCCTCCGCAGCCTCGCCCACACACGCACTCGCGGGAAGGGTGTGGTCTTTTCTATTCTTGTCTTGTCTATTCCTTATAGGTGGGGAATTTTTCCCCTTATCTTCAGCCAATTCCGGAAAGTCGTGGGGAATTTTTCCCCTTACATCTCCCTCTTCTGGCTGCTCCTGTGGGGAATTTTTCCCCATACTTCCGACCCATTTAGCGGCCGGCTCATAGTTCAAATGCCACTCTCCGGAGCGACTTGTATCCCCGCTGTAGTGGCGAATCAGGCCCCGCTCCTCAAGTGTTGCCACCGCCGAGGGCAAGGTTTTTTTGTCGATGCGCAGGTCGGCATATACCTGTGAGGCCCGGCGGTAGAGCTTGCTGGGCCAGTGCACCGGGCGGGCGCGGTTGAACTCGTTGAGCAGATAGAAATAGAGCTTGCTGGCCGCCGGCGCAATCGTGCGCTCGGCGTCCAGTTGCCAGAATTGCTCAAGTAGTTCGAAATAGGACATGGGTCGTTAGGCAGTAAAGAGTTGGGACTGGGCGGCTGCCTTAGCCTTGGGGTCGAGGGAGAGCAGCGGCTGCTCCAGGTGGAAATGGCGCAGCACTTTGAAGGTGCGCTCCACGTCAGACATGGCCCGGTGGGCACCTTGGTTGCTGAACTTTAGGCGGTCGCAGAGGTCGGTCAGGCCGCACTTGGCGCCCTTGGCCGAGCGGGCCCGCGCCAACTGAAGCGTGCAAAACCACTTATTGGGCAGCATCTCCCGGCCCTGGCGCATACAGGCATGCTGGAGCTTGCTGCGGTCGGCGCCGACGTTGTGGGCGATGAGCAGCGAGTCCCCGGCTAGGGTGATGAACCGTTGCAGGACAGCCGTTTCCGGCGTGGCCCGCCGTACCTGTTGCTCCGTGATGGTGGTCAGTTCCGTGGTCTTGGGCCAGAGCCAGTCGGTGAAGCGCACGAACGACTGGTACCGGTCCACTTCCTGCCAGTTTTTATAGCGAATGGCCGCTAGCTCCAGCATAAAGTCGCCCTGGTACTCGGTGTCGATGATGGTGAAGTCGTCGAACAGCCCAGTACTGGGCTCGGGCTCGGGGTCGGGCGTGGTGACCACGAGCAGCGGCGCCGTCTTCGGTGCACTGGCTAGCCCGCGGATGCCATTGAGTTTTTCCTGGGCCAGCTTGCGCTGCTCACGCTCGAACGCGGCCTGCTGCTTGCGCTTTGTCGAGTCCTGGCGAAAGCGCAGCAGCGCCTTTGTGTATTCGAGCTTGGTCGAGCGCTGCACGCCGAAGGGCAGGCCAAAGCCCAGGCCCGCCGGCCGGAACATGGTCTTATCCTCGTATTCGACGACAGACTCCAGGCGGTCGCGCTTGCCCCCAAGCGTGAGCTTCAAGTACTCCCGTTTCCAGGAGTACTTGCTGTGGCTCATCGAGGAGTGCAGCAGAAAGTAGAAGGCCTGCGCGCTGCTCATGCTGCTACCTCCTGCTTTTGGCCCTGTTTGCGCTCTGAGTGGGCGGCTAGCAGCTGTTCATCCGACCAACCCAATTCCTTACACAGGGCTGGCAGGTTGCTCGGGTGCTCTTCGTGCAGCCAGGTAATGAGTTGCAGGTCGAGCAGCAGCGATTGCAAAGCAGGCGTCTCCATTTCAGCCAGATAGCCAATTAGTTGCTTGCGCTCCGACTCATCCATGTAGGTGCGAGTAGACATCTCGCCCCAGCCGTAAACCTGTTGCAGCATTTCGCGCACCGCCTTGTGCGGGCCATACTGCAAGTCGCTCAGCAGCATGCGGCGCAGCAGCACAGCCGTGTAGATGCCTTGGCCATGCACATCAGCCGTGAGTTGATAGTAAGCCTGCCGACGGGCCGCGCCCAGGGCACGCACCTTGGCGGCATCGTCCTTTTCCTTTTGGGTTTCCTTAGCCTTTTCCTGCTTGATAGCGGCCACCACATCGGGTTGGCTAGCTACGGCAGCATCGAGCACTACCTCCACTATCTGGCCAGCCCGGGCGCCCTCCGTCATCAGCGCAGGGCGCACCCGGCCCTGGGCCCGAAATTGGTCTACAAGGGCATCAGGAAAGCTGTTCGTATTCTTAAACTTATTGAGGTTGAGCACGTCAGCCGGCACTCGGCTCCAGTGGTCGGCTACTTTTAGCACCGGCTGGCCATTAGTAGCCAGCTGCTCACTCATGCGCGCCACGTAGCGCGTCACCTTCTCACCGAAGCAGCCACCGTCGAGGCAGATGTTACCGCCCATTTCGTCGAAGAGGTAGGGCGTGTTGCCCGTGCGCTTGGGGCAGGTAAGGCAGGCGCCGGCCACAGGGTAGAGCGTAGCATCATCCTTCGGGAAGGCTGCCTGCTCTAAATCATGCGTCTTGAACTGGCGCTCGATGTAATTTCGGATATCCGCCGCGCTGTAAAGCCGACGCATCACGCCGGCTACCTCTACTTTATCGCCGTAGCCAGCATCAAGCTGTTGATGAGCCTGGGTCTGCTGGGCACGCGTGAGCCGGGCTAGTTGCTGGGCTGAGCCGATAAGCAGGCGGCCATGCTGCAAAGCATCTACCCACTCAGGCAACAACTCCATCAGCCGGGCGCGCTCGGCTACGAAGCGCGCGGGCTTGCCCACCTTCGCTGCAATCTCCTCGAGGGGAAACCCATTCTTTAGTAGCTCAGCAAAGGCATGTGCCTCATCGGCCGGGCGCACATCCACGCGCTGCAAGTTCTCCAGCAGCTGCACCTCCAGAAATTCGCGGTCGGTAAGGTTGCGCACCGTCGCCGGCACCTCGGCTAGGCCAGCCGACTGGGCCGCGCGGTAGCGGCGGCCGCCGGCCACGAGCTCATACTGGCCAGCCACCGAGTGGGGCCGCAGCACGATGGGCTGTAGAATGCCGTGGGCCTTCACGCTCTCGGCTAGCTCAGCCAGGGCGGTCTCGTCGAATACCTTGCGGGTGTTGGTGGTCACGACGATGCTGTCGATGGACACCACACGCAGGCCAGCCGCAGCTGTATCGAGTATGCCGGTGAAGTGGGCGGGGGTAAGCTTCTGCTTAGCGGCGGGGCTAGGTGCGGGCGCCGGCTCGGTCTGTTCTGACTTTATTTCAGCAATGCCAGCAGCAGTAGGTTTGTAGGTGCTACCGTTGGCAAAGGGCAATAGCTCTACTAGTCCAGCGGACTGTAACTCGTTTAGCTCAGCGCCCTGGGTAAAGTCTTTGGCGTGAGCCAGTAGCTCACCATCCCTTACCGTCCTTTCCAGCAGGTTCCACGCTGCTATACTCATTTCCAGTTCGGGCTGGGCCGATGGAGCGGGTGCAACCTCGTCGAGAGGCTGTTTCAGGTTCTCGCCCAGGTCGGGCAGACGCTTCAGGTAGCATAGCAGGATGCCAAAGTCATCACCCTCCCAGCCTACCGGCTCTACCTGCACGCTCTTTTTCTGCGGGTCATAGTCGCCCAGTACCTTCACGAGCTTGCCCGACAGGCGCTTACTCACGTCGGGCAGCACCGTCGCCATGTCGCCCTCGAGCAGTTCGTTACCGTCGCAGTCGAGCCAGGGCAAGATAGGTTCAGGTTGAATTGGTGCTGGGGCCGGCGCCGGCATCACATCGGCCTCAGTGGCCACCGGTACTTTTTTAGTTTTAGTAGCCATCACTAAGCAGCTTGAGGTTGTGGTTTCCAGTTCTTCCAAGCCAGGTAGGCATCCTGGCCAGTGCCCGTGCGGGCCGCCAGGGCGTAGGCCATGCGGCGCGGGTGGCTGGGTAGCAGCTTGCGCATTTCCTCCAGCATGCGGCCCATCGGGGTGAGCCCGGGGCTTTTCGTCTTGGCGCTCACGCGGGCATTGAGCACGGGCGTGGCCACCTCACGAGGCGCCCGCTCTTTCTTCTGGCTGCTGGCTTTGGGCTTGCCCTTGGTGGCCTGGCTTTGTGCGGCCGATTTGGCTTCCTTGGTGCGCTTGAGGCCACGGTTGGCGGCCCAGCTCATAATCTGCTGCCGGCTGCGGCCGGGCGCTAGCGCTAGCAAATCTGGCCAGGTAGCCGTGGAGTAGAGCCGCTGGATATTGGTTTGCTCCTGCTCGGTGAACACTTGCTTCGCAAGGGGCGGGGCCGAGGGCGGCACCACCACGGCAGGTGCTACCACTGCTAGGGCGCGCGCGGGCGCCGCGGTAACTACCACCGCAGATGCTGTCTGTTTTTGGTGCCGCTCCAACTGCACCCGCGCGCGGGCCAAGGCCACGTTTATAGCGACCGTGCGCTCCTGATTAGGTAAGGCGCTGAGACCAGCCACGATAGTAGCTAGCTGCGGCTCGGATGCCGCGCGCATGTCGTTCATAAATTGCTCGGCCAGGGCTAGCGCGTCAGTAGCTGGCAGCACCTTGCTGGGTGTAGGTGGTGGCGCTGGCGGGCCAGCCCCCTTGCGGCGTGCGGGCCGCAAAACAGTTGTTGTCATACTTTTGTGGGGTAAGTGGTTAAAAAGTGAGTTGGGCCACCGTGACAGCGGTGGCCTTTTCTCGTGGGGGTGACGGGGCTCGAACCCGCTGAACTGCCCGGATGCAGCGCCGCCCGTTGCGGCTTCACCCCCAGCACGGTTAGGCGGCCTGAGCCACGGCAGCGCCGGCTCCGCCCTCTCGTTGTATGATAGCCTGGTCGAGGGTCGCAATCAGTTGCTGGGCACGGTCTTTATCGAGGCGGTTGAGGAAGAGAAAAACCGCCGTCCTTTCTGCGCGCGTGATGACAGGTATCTCTATCAACTGCTTGATTTTTCGCTTCTGCTCGTCGGTGGCGAATACCAGCGGGGCATTCCCATCAATAGTGGGTTGGTCGCGGAAGCCAGCTACCAACGCCGTGCTGCCGGCTGGAGCGGCCGCCTGCGTCGCTACCTCACGCTTGCTTTGCTTCTTCTTCGGCTGCTTCTCCAGCCAGGCCAGAACTGTTTTGCCCTTCGCCTCAGTAAGCATATCGATGTTATCGACCAGCTTGGTTTCATAGCCTTCGCCGCCGGCATAGTTGGCATCGAAGGCATCGACGGCCAGCAGAATGAGCTTGCGAGTCTGGGCGCTTAGCAATTCACCTTCTACGCTGGCCAGGGGGCCAGCCACACCCGCATCCTGGCCAACCGGCTCTTCGACGAGCGAGGCCTCAGTGCCATACTCGGCTGCGGCGGGTAGGCTCACGCGCGTAGCCTGCGGCATGGTATCGAGCTCGCTTTCGTCGAGCATGCCCAGGCCGCAGATGCTGAGCGTGGCCCGGCGTTTGGCCTTGGTCTCCGCTTTCATAAAAGCATTGGCCAGGTTCTCGCCCGTTAGCGTGTTGCCCCGCCCATCAATAAGCGACACCACGCCCGAAGCGGCGTCGGTGCGGCCGGTACCGTCCGTGACTGAGGCCACAACCAAGTACACGTCGCCCTCCTTGCGGGCCTCAATGTTGGTCACGCTCACACCCCAGAGCTTGCGCAGCTGCTCGGTGCACGACTTGGTGGCGTACATGATTTCCTTGCCCTGAAATTTGAGAATCTGGAAAGGCTGCGTGTGCGGGTTCAGATTCAGCGAGTTGCAGAGCTGCACGTAGTACTTCACACGTGCCTGCGGATTCATCTTCGAGAGGTCGCCACCGAGTACGAGGTCAGCGATGATGTTGGCCTGCTCAACCGAGAGCGTAGCCGGGGCGGCAGCAGGGGCAATGGTGAGGGCGGTTGATTTGAGTGTCATACCTTTGTCGAGGAAATAGTTGAATGGATTGGCCGCTGGGTGTGCGCCCAGCGGCTTTTCTTTTTTAGCGGGTGCTGGCCAGCCCGGCGGCGGGCGCCTCCTCGGCCACGCGCAGCGGGTGGGTGGGCTCGCCGAATGGGGAGAGGGCCGCGCCGATGATGGTGAGCGCCAGCAGCCCCACCACGATGGCCAGGGCGGCTTTGAGCTTCTCAATGCGGCGGTACAGCGGCTGCTGGTCGTAGGGCAGCATGGGCACCGGCGGCGCGGGCACCGCAATGCGCTTCAGGTAAGGGTTGGGAATGGGAGGCATGAGGTGGGTGGAAATAGGTGGTGACTTAGGCAGCGGCCCGCAGGCGGGTGATAGTGGGGTAAGCTTTTTCGAAGGCTAGCTTTTCGCGCTCTCGAATGATGAGGATGGCGCGTAGGGCCTTCAGACTCCGGGCATGCTGCTCCGCATCACCCGCCGCTAGCTCCTGCTCGTAGGCCCGGCGCTCGGCCGGGCGCAGCAGCTCGTGCTGGGTGAGGTTGGCTAGCTCCGTCTTGGCTGGCAATTCGCGGCGGTACTTGCTGGCCCAGCGGCGATTTTCCAAGTTTTCGAGGTCGGTGCGGGCCATCAGGTGCGGCCGTGCCGGATTTTGGCGCACTCCACGGCGGCGTGGTCGCGGCGGTAAGTGGCTTTCTCAATGGCCTGCTTATCGTCGCCGCGCTCGGCTAGCATCAGGTTGTGCTCCCAGCGGGCGAGTTGGCCCTCGGCCTCGTCGAGGGTGCGGGCGGGTAGCCAGGTGACGGGGTTTAACATGGTCACTTACTGGCTAGGATGGCGTCGATGGCCGTGAGGTTGATGCAGTTGGGCACCGAGCGCGTGGCCATCGAGCGGATGAGTGCCAGCTTGGCTTCCGCCATTTCCGCCCGGGCCAGTAGCTCCTGGTGCGTGGCGGGTGGGGTGACGAGCATTGCCACGTGGTAGGGGGCCTGGTCTTCCATCTGTGAATGGGTTGGGAATGAGGGGTGAAGTGTTTAGCAAATTTATGATAGTTTACAACAATTAGCAATAAAATGTTGTAAGTTCACAAACAAAAGGCCAAAAAAAGGCCTATCTCGCTTCTGCCAGCTTCTCATCAGGCATGTATTCATTGTACCAATACTCCAAAACTTGCCAGTTAACAGCACCACGTTGTTTAACAACACGGATATGGTCACGACTCAGAGAAGGAAACTTTCGAGCGGTTGGGCCAGAAAAGTACTTATCCATTTTGGGAACAACCACATCCAGAGCGCTTTGAAAGCGCTTTTTTTGGTCGCTATAACTTTCGCCAGGAAGGCGACCGAAAACAACTTTTTCGCTTTTCATTGTGAGTTTGCTACTATTGGTGTATGTTTGCGTACAACATCACAGGGCTTAAGCCTGTGCTGGGGCTGTAAATATACGAAAGTTCACAACAATTTGCGTACACTTTCATAAATAATTCGCAAAAAATGGATAATATTGAAAACAGGCTATTGGCTTTTCGTGAAAGCACTGGCCTACACAAAAAGGCATTTTCTGATAAAACCGGTTTAGACCCTGGCCTTTATGGTCGATATGAGGGCGGCGTGAATAAGCCCTCATTTGAGACGCTTGAGAAGATTGCTAATACATTCCCAAAGCTTAGTCTTAATTGGCTGCTAACTGGCCGAGGAGATATGCTCATTGGCTCGGTAAAACAATCTGCTAATGAGTCTCTGCCAACGCCTGGGTTGATATCTGGCCCCGCCACGGTAGCTGAGGCCGAAAATGTACTGTTGCGTCAGCAGCTAGCAGATAAAGACAAGCTCATTGACCGGCTGTGGAATATGATTCCGCAGAAACTGGGAAAGTTGATGAGTAGCTCCGATGCAGCCCGCACTTGGTTCCCGCCGCTCGCCCCCTCGGGCGGGCTGGCAGTGAGCTACGGCGGCTGAGCTACTCTATTTTTTTCACCCCAAAGGGCGACCATAAAGGCGACATACCGCCTGCCCGCCGGGCGAAAAGCTGCAAAAACACATCGCTAGGGTAACAGACTCCTACCCTAACGAGACCACAAAAAAGGCCCTCACGATAGCGTGAGGGCCTTTTTCATTTATAAGGGTGCCAGTTTGGGTGCCAGTCCTATCTACTACTTTGCAAGCCGGTTCAGCAAAAATCCAAATAGGGCTGCAACTCCGAGGCACAGGAGCACTATTCCAAAAATGCCCCAACCAGAAATTCCTTCGTCTTTGTCAGCTAATTCAGTGGCGCCGATATCGCTCGCCGGAGTGTGACGGATGGCTCCAGCTTCACTATACTGCTGGCTTTGGTGGCCGCTGTTGAGAGCCTGGTTCAGCAAAATGACCTCAGTGGCACTTAGGCCGCCCCCGCCCCCACTGCTATTGTGGTAGTGGTGCACCTCAGCCGGGCTCGACACCGGTGTCGATGGCCGGGCGCTGCGCGTGAGCGGGTAGCTGTAGGTGCGCGGGGCTGACGTGGCGGCCGGCCGCGTGCTGATGCTCGGCGAGCTGGCGCGGCTGAAGGTGTAGGTGCGCGACGGCGTAGGCGAGAACGAGCGGTAGGTGGGTGTGCTCCGGAAGCTCGTCGACACGCGCGGGGCGCTGAAGCTGGCGCGGGGCGTGGGGCCAGTGAACGGGCTGGCCAGCGCAGCTACCGAGTCGATAGTAATATTCACGGTACGGGCCACCGGCGGCTCCAGGCCGGTCACTGGGCGCGGGTGGCTGTGGGCTTCAGCGCTGGTGGTGGCCAGCAAGGCGCCCATCGAGAGGGCAAGCAGTGCAAAAACTTTCATGAGGTTGGGGTTGGTGAAAACTTTGGTCCTTGAATGGGACTCAAAGGTTCGCGGTCGCCCACGCCTCAAAAAGGACAGCGTTTTAGCCCACGTACTTAGCCACGGTACTGGCCGAGATGCCCATCGCCTTGCCGATGGCGTAGTTCGACATGCCCCCGCCCTTCAGCCGGCGAATCTGCTCGATTTGCTCCTGGCTCTTACCAGGTGTGCCGAGCTTGACGCCGGCGGCCTTCTTCTTGGCCAGCGCCGCCTTGGTGTTTTCGGAAATCTTAATCAAATCCTGAGCCGCAATGGTGGCCAGCATCGACACTATCACGTCGCCGAAGGGGCCGAGGCTGTCGAGGTAGGGTTCGGTGAATGATTTATAATTCACACCATGGTCTTTCAGCTCCTTCAGGTAGCGGAGCGTGGCCAGGGCACCCTCTCGGCTGAAGCGGTCGAGGCGCCAGAACACGACCAGGTCAAACTTCTTCTGGTAGGCCTCGAGCAGCAGGGCCTTGAATTCCGCGCGGTCGGCCTTGCTGCCCGACTCCTGGTCGGTAAATACTTTATAGATGGTGCCGTGACGCTCGGCAAACTCGCGGAGCTGGTGGAGCTGATTGTCGGTATCCTGGCCCTTATCCTTCGTCGACACCCGGGCGTAAATAGCTACTCTCACTCGGCTCTACTTTTTTTTAACATCCCAACCGCAGTACTGCATTTCTATTGATAATGGCTCAACGATTATCTCTGAAAAGTTCTCGCGATAGCTGGCCCGTAGCTTTGCAAATAGCTCAGGACTGTTGGCTCGGAAGAACCATTGCGAGAATGATTCCTTCCGCGGCTCAGGGTTTCCGTTAGGCTGTGCGCACAGCCATTCACTATAATTTTGAGCAGGTGGCCAGAGGAACGAGGCTGCCCATTCGTAAAAGCAAGTGCGCCCCGTGCGCAGCACGTGTCCTGGCGCGGCGCAAACCAGACCCGTCCGAATATTTCTCATACCCGAAAATACCATCCAAAAAAGGGTATCGAAAAACACCCCCAAAAACCTGCGTTCTTGGGGGTGTTTTCGTGCTTCGTGTAATAGTCCAGAAAACGGTCGTATTCTGGATGAATTTTCCAGACGCGAAAACAGCCCGGAAACGCAGGTTTTCCGGGCTGTTTTCGTGCACCGTTTTTTGGACTAGTTACCAGGGCCTGCTTTGCTCCGGATAGCTGAGTTATACTGCACCTGCTTGTACTCGTCGGTGCGGACCTGGGCCGCCCGCAGGTCAAGGCACACTTGTAGTTCGCGCTGCCACTGCTTCACGTCGCCCAGTTGCTGCACCATCGCCAGGTTGGCGTCGAGCACATGGGCCATGACGGCGTAGAACTTCTCGCCATCGGTCGCGGGCGAGGCGGCGGCCACCGGCAGCGTGGCGCCGGAACTGGCCGAGGTGTAGCCGCCATCGGCAAAGCCCCGCCAGCGCCGGCGCCGGGCCTCCAGCCACTGCGCCACGGTTGCTACCTGCGGGTCTTGCAGTTGCCACTTCGGAATCACGTACTCGTTCTCGTGCACCACGCCGGCCACGGCAAAGCCTGAGCCGTCGGTGAGCTTGCCATCATGCTCCTGCGACTGCACCAGGCCGTTGACTTCAGCCCGCGTATCGGTAATACGCTGGCGCATTTGCTGGAGCTGACCTATCAACTCCGCGCGCCACCTACTTTCTTGCAGGTGCGTTGTCGTGTCGTGTCACAAACTCACGCTGTTTGTCCCATTTGACATATTCGGACTTGGACCCAGTAAATTTGAAGCTATTGCCTAATGGACTTGAAATAAGCATAATGCACAAGTGCAAATACCATACGGTAGGTTTACCCTTGCCAGATATAAAAAGATGGAATTAGAATTGCCAGAGGAAATTATCACCGAGACAAAGCAAGAGAGGTCAATAATTAGCCGCGCAGTGCTTGAGGCACTTCTTCTAGGGCCAGTAGGGGCAATTGTAGGTGGAATGACTGGCCTGAAGGATGGAGAAAAAACAGAATCTGATAAATCGCTCTTAACGGTTCAGGTTGAGCAGAATGGCCAGGAGAGCTTTTCTATAGCTGCCGTACCAAAGAGCAGGCGTGACTTAGCTAAGGCTTTTCTTCAAATAATATGTTATAATTCATGTATTAAGTACTATGGCGAAGCAACTACCACCGCCTATTCTTCTCGCGCAGTATCACGAACTGGGAGACCTTCACGAGAAGGTACATCACTCTTCACCTGGCCGAGAAGGAATCGTTGAAGCGATTGAGGTAGCGAAGCGTCGAGATGCTGAAAGGCTGGCCGGAAGAGCACTTACTGCTAAAAATCAAGGAAGTCAGAGACTTATGGCCTGACCGCAAGCCGCTCATTCAGCTATTCAAACAGGTAATAAAATAGTCTAGTACGTACATTGACACCTATTTTATTGAATATTTTCAGCAATGGAACAATCCGAGGCTAGCTGTTTTCGGAGGGCTTTACTATTTCAGAAAGAAACAAAAAACCACTAAAAATACTTCTGGCACTGCCTAATCACCTGTTAGCTGCACCTCGACGCACTAACCGCTGATGATACTGCGCCCATTCATCTTATGGATTAAAAAGCATACACCACAAGCCAGTATCGACCAGCGCTGGCTACGCTTACTCACTCGCATGCGCTTTTGGCCAAAGGGTACCCCTGCGCTAACTAAAATCAAGCAAACAGCCATTTTTTTAGCGGCGCTGGCCATCTGTTGCCTCACGTTCTTCTATCTCTACTACCTCGCTATCGAACTCCTTTTTCCCATTAAACAGCCTAGCGGCCACTCCTTTTATACCCCAGCCCTTAGCGTTTTAACCATAAGCTTCTGCTAG